GCCGGTACTGAGGTCACTTATGAACTCACCGCCGCAGATCAAGCATCGATCTACGCGCAGATCAAGAAACACCACATCGCCATGTTGGAGGACTTCCATGCTTAACAGAACCAAATTCCCCCGCACATTCACCGAAGCATTCCCCAACAGTATGGAGAACGGTGCTTGCATTGAGATTCATGTAGCCCGTCTGACACTTGCCGACAAGGTGGTGCGTGTGGTGAGCCTCATCGCCCTTATCGTGATCGCCCTTGATTGTTTTATTTGGAGACCCTAATGGACGCGAACTACATCATCAATTCTGTCAAACAAACCTCAGAGACTTTATATCGTGAGCATGATGCCGATCAAACTGAACGACTGCTGTATCGCATTCAGATGTTGGAAGGCCACATTCGCGTGTTGGTCAACCACATCGATAACGCCCGTGACGAAATCAAAACCCTACAAACCGAACTCATTGCAAAGGATTCAAAATGAAAGTTTACAAAGCCATTAACGCTGTTCAAGCAGAATTGTCATCTGTCGGCATCACAAAAGACCGTAGGAATATGCAGGGCAGCGGGTATAACTTTAGGGGCATTGACGATGTGTATAACGCCATTGCGCCCCTATTGGCAAAGCACAGCCTTTGTATTCTTCCCCGTGTTCTTACCCGCGAGTGTGTTGAGCGAGCAAGCAAGTCGGGTGGCGCATTGTTCTATGTAACTGTTGAGGTTGAGTTTGATTTTGTCTCAGCGGATGACGGTTCTAAGCACACCGTCAAGACCTTTGGCGAAGCAATGGACAGCGGTGATAAAGCCACCAATAAAGCTATGTCAGCGGCATACAAGTATGCAGCCTTTCAAGCCTTTAGCATCCCCACAGAGGCCGACAACGATGCCGATGCCCATACCCATTCAGTCGCATCAAAGCCCGTTCTCATTGCCCCGCTAATCGCTTCCATTGATGCAGCCACCACAGAGGAAGAATTGAAGTCTGCTTACTTTGAGGCCATCAAGGTAGCCGGACATGATGCAGCCGCAAAGAATGCCATCATTGTTGCCAAAGACTTGAAGAAAGCGAGTCTGTAATGGAACAAGGGCATTTAGTGTGATACGATAAGGCCATGATTACAAAACATGACCTTATCAAACTATTTGATGTGTATCCAAATGAAGGGAAATTTATTTGGAAAAATGTATCAAAGTATCACCCCGATTTATTTGGAAAAGAAGCTGGATGCCCTTCTCCTGCAAACAAAAAAATCTATTGGCATATAAAGATAAATAACAAGCGATACAAGCGTGGTCGATTGATGTTTCTTTATGTCTATGGAAGATTTCCGAACCCATGTATTGACCATATAAATGGAAACTCTCTTGATGACCGAATTAAAAATCTGCGAGAAGCAACAGTTATTGAAAACGCATGGAATCACAAAAAAAGGAAAAGAAAAATTGATTTGCCAATGGGGGTAAGAAATATGGCAAATGGAAAATTCCAAGCACGAATTGGATACAGAGGAAAACAATTGCATCTTGGAGTTTTCAAAACACCGATTGAAGCAAAGAAAATTTATGAAGCAAAACGAAAGGAACTTTATGGAAAATTCGCTTGAAATGGCACAGGGGTCGCCCCAATGGTTCGCCGCCCGATTAGGCAAAGTCACTGCCTCACGCGTCTCAGATGTGATGGCAAAGCTAAAAACGGGTGGTTATGGTGCGTCACGGGACGATTACATGGCCCAATTGATTTGTGAGCGTTTGACGGGTGAAGTGGCTGAGTCGTTCACCAATGCAGCAATGGCATGGGGGACAGAGACCGAGCCAATGGCCCGAGCGCACTACGAAATGGTCAATTCAGTGTTGGTCGATCAAGTGGGGTTCATTGCTCATCCGGACATTGAGAAAGCCGGAGCCTCTCCCGATGGGATTGTTGGAAATGGAATCATCGAGATCAAGTGTCCCAATACTTCCACCCATATCGACACACTGCTAAACAAAAAGGTTCCCGCAAAGTACATCAAGCAAATTCAATTTCAGCTTAGATGTACGGGTAAAGAATGGTGCGACTTCGTTTCCTTTGACCCGAGACTAAAGGGGTTGGAAATGTTCACCAAACGAGTTGAGCGAGATGAGAAGCTAATCAGCGAAATTGATACCGAAGTGGTGAAGTTTCTCTCCGACCTTGACGAAAAACTTGAACTTTTAATGAAAGAAAAAAATGGCACTGCTTAAAGAAGTTACCGTAGTTGCGGGTTCTTACACAAACGCAAAGGGTGAAGAAAAGAAACGATACATCCGTATTGGGTCTGTCATCGACACAAAGAACGGCCCCATGCTGAAACTCGATGTGATGCCGATCTATGCGGGGTGGGACGGTTGGGCATACATGAACGACCCAAAGCCCAAAGAATATAAAGGCTTACCGGCTGATAACGATGAGGACATTGGGTTTTGAGTCCGGAAGATGAAGCGTTTGAAGAACTCAGTCGCAGACAAGGCGATTGGGGTCTTCAAGGGTCGCGCAAACACCAAATAATCCGATACGCTGAAACCAATGCGCGAAATGAAGTGATTGAAGAAGTCGCCCAACACATTGAGAAATGCACTCTAGCGTTTGGAAAAGACACGATTCAATCGTTTACTGTATACATCAGAAACATGAAGAAATGAAAGCAAGACAAGTATTTATCGCCCTAATGACGGGCAAAGGTTATTCAGCAGAAGAACTACATTGGGACGGGAAGAAGTTTACAAACTCTGCCATCGTCACTCGATGGAATTACTTTTTATTGGGGTGGGAAATGCGGGGGGTTCTGTGATCGAGACTGTCCTAATCATCTTTGGTTTGGGATTCTTAGGAATCACACTAGCCATTTCTGTCATCTGTTTTATGGTTTGGCTTGCCCTCAATGAATCCTAAGAGTACCAATAACTCCGGCATGAAGTGTCCCGAGTGCAAAGCAATCTCGTTTGTTCAACACACCAAAACTGAGGAGAATATGCTTGTCAGACGAAGGGAATGCTACAACGGGCATCGCTTCATCTCACATGAAAATGTCCTCAGAATGGTCAAGCGTCACAAGACCGATAAGGCTTGATTCGTTTCGTTGATTCTTTGGTCAAGACCTATTGTCCCGCCATTGATTTTTTTCGTGAGAGAAACCCAATTCGCATCCTCCGCGAGACGGTTGCAATCATGCGTTGACCAAAACCAACCCGCTGTAAGTGCCGCGTATTTTGGTGTGGCGACTAGATCGGGTTCCATCACGAAATCAGCCCCTAATGCTTGTCCGGCATGGTAGTACCCGCTATGACCGGTCAATTGGACAGCACCCCTACCGCGAAACCGCCATCCATCCCCGCTTGCTTCGTCTCTGTTTCCCATACGATTGGCGTACACGCTATTTGCGATTTTGCGCGGATTTTTTTCGTACTGTTTGGCAAACTCAAGCGTTGGAAACCTCTTAGGCCACAGCTTCATGAGCGTTTCAGCGCGGTAATTAAGATTCTCCTCCAATGTCTTGAAGTGTCCGCACTCATGTCCGCATTGCCCGATAAAGGCAGCTTGTTGGCGTTTGGTGGAGATATTGAATCTGCCAAAGGTCTCATTAAGTGCATCGACCCATTCAGCCCCAATGTGGAGTTTCTTTAGTTGTTCAGCGGTTACCATTGATTATCTCCATTGCTTTCTCATAAGCAGAAATACAGCTATTCAATTGCGCGGTGTTTCTGTCGCCTTGGGCGATGATTTCGGCAATGGCTGCGAGTGTTGCTCGTTCGGAGTCAGTAGTTTCATAAACCGGTCGCTGAGGTTCACTTCTCTCTTTTGGCTGATCTCCGGTGGGAGTGGGGGCATTTGTGGTGGCTTGTACACAACTTGTGGTTTGGAGCCGCAACCGACCATCACGAATAGCGCGATCAAGACTAGACTGCTTTTGATTAATGACATTATTGGCCTCCGATAGTTTGGTTGATTGGTCGTTCAATTGTTGGGCAAGTTGGGTTTCTTTTTCTCGCGCTTCATCATTCTTTTTGGCAATCTCGACTTGCATTTCAGCGTCACGATCACCCCATCCAACATGATGCCCATAGCCGTAAGCACCGCCCACAGCAATCATCGCCCCAATGATGAAGTACGGGTTAACCATTTTTTACCTCATGCCGAGCAGCCGCGATTTCTTCACGCACAGAATCAGACTCTAAGTGTTGGGGTGGGGTAGTGGGGGGAGGTGGTGGAGTCCAGCTTTCATCCAATGGAGGATTGACCCACACGGGCAACGCACCGGATGGAGGTAGGCTAGAAGGCACTGAAACGGGCGTAGAAGGCGTTGAAACTGTAGCGGGCGGCGTTGGGCTTACCGTGTTCGTAACGGCCCCCACAGCCCGTTTGCCAACGATGCCACCAATGCCGCCAACAATAAGTAATACTATATCGTTAAGCATTTTAGTATAGGCTTGATCTATCGGAGCCATACTCTTGATAGGTTGTACTACAAAAGTAACACTATAGAGAAGTGCAAAAAC